GTACCATCCTTCATCAGTAAAAATAAAAATGATGGGAGATAAACACAAAAGATTGCATCATTCAGTAAAATGGATAAATACAGTACCATTAATATTGAGTGAAAAAACTAAAAACCAATCAAAATGTGATAGAATATGAAAACAGAAAAAAAAGAAAACAAAAAAAGAGGGCGCCCCTCAATCGAGATCGACAAAAATAAACTTGAGACAATCGCAAAAATGAATGCAACCGAAGAAGAAATCGCATGGTTTTTTCAATGTGACCGTTCTCAGATCTCAAGATTCATAAAGCGCGAATATGACATGGATTTTCGCACGTTCCGCAAAACCCATCAAGTAGATTTAAAATATAAAATCATTAATAAAGTTGTAAAATATGTTAACAATGACATTGATAAGGGCGGCAGGATTAACAATCAATTATTAATGTTTACGATGAAAAACTTGTGCGGTTGGAAAGACAGGATCGAGACAACAAATATCAACAACGACAGAGATGACAGACCAATCATCAATTTTGGCGTTGAAATGAAAACGATTGATGTCAAACCAAAAGAGATTGAAAACGATGAACCATCACTTTAAAAACATTTGTCCGAGATGCAATAAAACAGAGGAGTGTGGTTGTAAAAATTGCAATCGAAAAGAAACAAAAAACATTTGTGTCAAATGTTGGGAGATAGAAAAACAAAGTAAATAATGGATATATTAATCCCACAAGCGTTTAAAGGATTATTTGAAGACCATCGATACTATGTATATTACGGTGGTCGTGGCTCTGCAAAATCTCACTCTATAGCAAGATATTTAATCATTGCATCTCTTAATCAACGGTTAAAAATACTTTGCACAAGAGAAATCCAATCGTCAATAATTGAATCTGTTCATGCTCTATTGAAAACAATCATAACTCAATATGATCTACATAAATGGTTTACAATCAAGAATACTGAGATTGAAACATATAACGGCAGTCTATTCATTTTTAAGGGCCTTGCTCATAACATAGAGGCTGTCAAATCAACTGAGGGTGTTGATTTATGTTGGGTAGAGGAAGCGGACAAGGTCTCCCAAAATTCATGGGATGTTTTAATACCAACGATAAGAAAACCGGATAGCAAATTTATCATCTCATTTAACCCAACACATGAGGATGATCCTGTATATCAAATGTTTGTTGTTAATAAACAGCCAAGAAGTATCGTTAGGAAAGTAAATTATAACGATAATCCTCATTTCCCGGCTGTCCTAATGGCAGAGTTAGAGCATTTAAGAGAAACCGATTACGAGCGATATTTGCACGTTTGGGAAGGGGAATTACGGACGATATCCGATGCCCAGGTATTCAAGGGGAAATATGTTGTTAAAGATTTCTCATCAGAAGGAATTGAAGCTTTTTATCATGGGATGGATTTCGGTTTTGCAAATGATCCATCGACAGTTATTAGATGTTTTATTAAAGACAACGACCTATATATCGACAAAGAAGCTTATGGACATCATGTTGAGATACCGCACCTATCAAATCTCATTTCGAGCGTTATATATAAAAAGGGATATAAGATCCTTGCAGATTCAGCACGACCTGAAACTATCTCATTTTTGAGAAACTATGGACAATGGAACATTCTAGGGGCTGAGAAGTGGGCTGGCTCTGTAGAGGATGGAATCGAGTATCTCAAGGGGTTCAACAAAATTATCATCCATCCCCGTTGTCCAAGAACAATAGAAGAATTTAAACGATATTCATTCAAGATCGATAAGCGTACAAATGACATTTTACCAATTGTAATTGATGATTATAACCATTGTATTGATGCTCTTAGATACTCAATATCTCATTTGATAAAACGTAAAATAACTATTTACGATAAAGGTGTTTTAAAATAAACTATTTTAAAATATTAGAGGTATTTTATGAAAAAGAAAAAATTCAAATCTTTTGGCAATAGTAAAAAGTTACATAATAACTCGAAAAATAAAAAACCTAAATCAGTTGAAATAAGGCAAAATTCAATTGATGATTTTATCACTTATCTAGGCGCTGATCTTAGTTCTACAGAAAACCTATCACATAACAATAGATTCCATACAATCACGTTAAACAGATCATTGCTTTCTGAAACATATTTAGAACATGGTGTTGTCCAGGTTTTAATTGATCAACCAATAGACGATGCTTTCCGTGGTGGAATTGATATTAAATGCCCTGAGATTTCAAGCGATGAAATTAATGAAATATATGGATACATCGAGAGAAATGAAATCATATATAAATACTCTCAGGCTTTAAAATGGGCAAGGTTATACGGTGGCGCTGGCGTCATAATAAATTGTGGTCAAGACATGACAAAGGAATTTATTATCGCATCTATAACTGAAAAAACACCTCTCGATTTCCATGCCGCTGACCGTTGGGAATTGTCCTATTTTCCTCAAGGCAATTCGATTCTGGATAAGCTTACACAGGATGATATCCCCGATTGTCCGTATAACTATTACGGTCATAGGCTACATAAATCAAGGGTTATAAAACTTAACAATAAAGAGGCGCCTTCTCTTATAAAAGGCCAATTTGGTGGATGGGGAGTCTCAGAACTAGAAAAAATAATTAGGTCATACAACCAATATACAAAGCATCAAAATGTCACATACGAATTAATGGATGAAAGCAAAATAGATGTTTTAAAGATTCAGGGATTCAATTCTCAAATGATGACCGATGAAGGATCAGCACAAACAGCTAAACGAGTATCTCAGGCGGCAAAAATTAAAAACTATCAAAATGCTTTGGTTATCGATAAGGATGACGATTTTGAACAGAAAACGATGGCATTTGGTGGACTAGCTGAGATATTAACTCAAATCAGGATTGGATTGGCTTGTGATTTAAGAATGCCTATGACAAAATTATTCGGGCTATCGGCAAGTGGTTTTTCAGCGGGTGAAGAGGATATTGAGAACTATAACTCGATGATTGAATCTGACATCAGGACAAAAGTTAAAACTGGAATGATTGAGATCCTAAAAATAGTATCTCAAAAAGTGTTAGGATATATCCCTGAAAATATCACATTTGATTTTAAACCACTCAGAGTAATGTCCAGTAAAGAAGAATCTAATATAAAAACCGAATGTCTAAACAGGATAATTTCTCTAGTCAACTCTGGTCTAGTTACAAGCGAAAAAGCAATTGAATTAATCAATAGTGAAAAGATATTTTTCGGGGATCTTGAGCCTTCGGAAGCCTTGACATTAGAGGAAATGAAGGAATTGGGAATAGGGAAAATCGAGCCAGCAAAAGAGGTGAATCTTTACTAATGACCGAGACAATATTAAAACCTATTATTTATCGTGATGAATGGCATAGGATGTATTTCTCATACATTTATAATCATCTAAAAGAGATTATATTTATGCCACTTTTAAAAACAACTGCCCTAAGAGTAGACAACTCAAAATATGATGCTTTGGAAAAAGCAATAAGAGACGGTGATATTAACTATGTTGATGGTGTTTTTGTCGGAGAAATATCATCAGCTATATCAAAAGAGATTAAGGCTCTAGGCGGCAAGATGATAGCCAGAAAATGGACATTGGATGAATATCAATTGCCCTATGATCTCCGAGTTATCATTAAAAAGAGAAAAAACGATCAATTAAAACTGCTGGAAAGAATCAATAAAAAACTTGATGATATTGCGAATAATCTGACTAAATTCATCAGAAAATCGACAGTAAAAGATATTGGGAATCAAAATATAAATGTTGTATCAAAGCAGTTTCGCAAGACAGTCAGAACAGTATTAACTATTAGACCTGAATTAGATGTAAACGGAATGGAAAAAATACAACGAGACTATTTAACAACAACTGATTTGCCAATTAGAGAAAAATTACTCTCTGAATTTGAGGATAGATCCAAAGCAGTTTTGACAAATATCTCACAAGAGATTGTTGAGAAATTTAGAAAAGATTTGCATACAATGATTTTAGACGGAGCGCCAAGAAAAGAGGTACAGGAATTTGTCGGAAAAAGGCTTAAAATAAGTAAGGATCGATGGAAATTTATTGCTCGTCAAGAGACAGCATTATTGACAAGTAAATTTAAACAATCTCAATATCAGCAATGGGGGATAAAAAAATACAAATGGAAAGCCTTACATGATCACAAAACAAGATTAAGGCACATGGAATTGGATGGTGATATTATATCGTGGGATGTTAAACCACTTGTCTCGGAAAAGGGGCAAGAACCACGATATGCTCATGCTGGTGAGGATTATAACTGTCGTTGTATTGCATCGCCTATCGTTGAGTGGTGACAAATGAAAAAGAATAAAGATGAAATAAGAAAAGAATTAAATGACGATTTGGTCAAGGCGATCAAAAACAATGAGGATTTGGGCGCAAATATTGACTACAATATGATATTTTTTCCACCAAGACCTATCATAAAAAAAGATCTTAATGATATAAAAAAAGTTTATAAACTGAGGGATATTAATGAAAATTGACCTGGGGTGTGGTAGAAGAAAACGAAATGGAATGTTTGGAATAGATTGTCAAGATTTGCCAGAAGTTGATTTAGTTTGTAATTGCAATGAAGTTATTCCACTAGATGATTGTTGTGCATCGGAAATCCATGCTTATGATTTTTTGGAGCATATAAACAATAATAAGCGGATTCATATTATGAATGAAATATGGCGATTGTTAAGACCGGGTGGAATGTTCTATTCATCAACCCCGTCAACTGATGGCAGAGGAGCGTTTCAAGATCCAACCCATTATTCTTTTTGGAATCAAAATAGTTTCTTCTATTACACAATAGATGCTTATAGAGCGTTATATAATATCAAATGTAAATTTGATTTAGTATCGATTTCAACAACTGAAAAAACTAATGAAGGTGTATGTTGGGTCTTAGCTGAATTAAAGGCAATAAAATGAAGTTTTCCATAGTTTGTGCAACGAATGACAATACGGTTTTAAAAAACAATCTCTTGGCTTCACCATGCCTTGCGTCAAATGATTTGATTCTCAAATGTCAATATTCATCGGTCGCAAAAGCTTATAATGATGCTATTAGAGAAGCAAAACAAGAGGTGATTGTATTTGTCCATCAAGATGTTTATCTGCCTATTACTTTCCATGATCAACTGAATGATTCAATCAAAAAGCTTGATAATGTTGATTGGGGTGTTCTCGGTGTAGCGGGTGTTAAAGGATCTCAGATATTTGCAAATGTCCTAGATAGGGGAAATATCCTTAAATCATATGACGAAAGGCCCATTGAGGTTAGAACACTAGATGAATTAATTTTGATCATTAAGAAGTATTCTTTTAATAAGATTAGATTTGATGAAAAGATACCGCACCATCATCTTTTTGGCGCTGATATCTGTTTACAGGCTAATCAATGCGGAATGAAGAATTATGTTGTGGATGCCTATTGTCATCACAATTCATCGTTAAAGATTTTGCCGGATAATTATTTTGAAAGTGAAAATTACATAAGAGAAAAGTGGTCAAATCAACTGCCAATAAACACAACGTGTAGTAGGATAGAATGAGAATATCAATATTAAGCCCTGACTATGATTTTTCGAGCGGTGGAATAAGAGCATTGCACTATCTAGGCTTCTTAGCTCACAAGCTTGGCCATGCGGTTGACATGAATTGCGAGTATTTAAATCCTGAATGGGGAAAGTATTCAACTAATATTGATGATCATGATTTTATGATCATTCCAGAGATCATTACAGAGACATCACCATTGATGGGAAATGTTGTTAGATGGTGCCTTTATTTTCCAGGTAGATTGTGCGGCGGTCCTAAGAAATATCCGGAACATGAATATGTAGTATCTTATCACCATGAATACACCGAATCGATAATTGAGGCGACAAATGGAAAATATGTACCTGAATTTTTCTTGCCATATTCGGATATGTCGGGAGCTGACAAAAATAAAGACAAGATTATTCCAGGCGTGATTTGGTACGGAAAACATCCAATAATTGAAAATCATAAACTAGCTAATATGTCGGTAATAACTAGACAATGGCCAGCAACGAGAAGAATGCTTATCAATCTCCTCAATGCAACGGAAACCCTCTACTCATATGATCCATATACGAGCATTAACGAAGAAGCTTTATTGTGCGGTTGTAATGTCCTATTATGGGATGGTGAGAAATTTGAAAAATATGAAAATGACAACCCAGAAATAAACGTTATGAATATCGATAGAGATATGATGAATGTTAATGGTTTTATCAATTCTATTGTAAAGCATTTCGGAATTTAAAAAAAATAGTTGAGGTGAATATGACTACATCTTTAGCAATTGGCAAAGTGATCAAAATGCCGTGTATGAGAAGGGGCCTTTGTGCTTATCCAAAAGAGACAATTCTTGTCTCCCAGGAATCTCTTGAAAAACTTTCACCGACCGCCATGGGTATTCCGGTTGTAATTGATCATCCTAGTGAATTAATAACAGATGAAAATATTAAAGATATTAATACCGTAGGCCGTGTTGCGGATTTGCATTATGAAGCAAATGAGGATATTTGGTATGCTCATTTTGTTATTGATAAACAAGAGGGTATTGACCTTTTGCAAAATGGATGGGGAGTATCTACAGCATGGTTTGGTGATAAATACGCTGATGGCGGTACGCATAATAATGTTGGATATGATCGGGAATTATTAGAGGGACGTTATGAGCATCTTGCAATTGTTAAGACGCCAAGATATGAAATGGCAGTTAATCCGATTTTTCTAAATAGTAAAACTTGCCAAAATAATGATAACGATTGTATAATAAATGATCGTGTTAATAAAATCATAGAACCGTCGAGAGGCAAAAATATGATCGGTAAACTTTTTAAAAGATTGGTTACGAGAGAAGAATTGAAAACAAATGAGGGTGAAGAATTATTTGTTAATATTGATGGGAATGATATTCCTTTAAATCAAATGATAAATGAAATGACCGCCATTAAAAAGAATAAAAAAGACGATGAAAAAGTAATGGCAAATGAAAGCGATGAAGTTGATGTAGATGGCGAGAAGATGACAGTTGCCGAGCTGAAAAAAGCTTACAAAAATAAGTGCAAGAAAAATGAGACCGAAGAAGAAAAGAAAAAAGAAGAAAAAGTAGCCGAAGATGTAGAAGTATTGAAAGAAAAAGCAAAAGAAAATTCTATTTCTGATGAAGAAAAAACAAGAATTGAAAATGAAAAAAATGCTGACCTAGAAACACAAAAAAATTTCCAAATGATAAAAGAACTACATGAAAATGGTATCACTTATAAACTCGAAGACCAGTTTATGAGTACGCTCGAAAGAGTGAATCTAGGTAAAAATAGATATGGAAAAAAATAATAATATTTTTTAAGAGGTAAATAAGATGGCTTTAAATCAAAATCAGTTTGGAATGTTGACATTAGCAGGAACATTGGTACAAAAAACAGGTCCAGTTATTGAGGGCGAATTTTATTCAGCAGATTCCAGCGCAACGGTAGTTGCTGGCGAATTTGTTTGCATTGGCTCGACAGTAAGACCAAACGTAACTAAATTTATCAAAGGTACTGGGCTTACCAGTGCTTATTTCGGGGTTGTTTTAACCGATCCCTATAAAGCTTCTTTTGCAGTTGGCGATAAGATCACCGTTGCAGCAATGGGATGTCAAGTAATCATGACTGCATCCGCTGTTATCACGGCTGGCGCTTCGCTGCAATATGCTTATGATACTCTTAAAGTGGCAACACAGACCGCAAGCAATACAATCGTCGGTATTGCGATGGATAATTCAACCGCCGATGCTGATCTAATCAGAGTATTTGTATTCAATAAAGCTATTTCAGGAGCTACAGGAGCTACAGGCGCAACCGGAGCTACAGGCGAAACCGGAGCTACAGGCGTGACAGGCGTGACAGGAGCTACAGGGCCAACCGGACCAACTGGAGCCACAGCGTAATTTTTTAATTAACTAAAAGGTGCGGTCAAACCGCACTATTTAAAAAAGGAAATAAAAATGAAAAATCCATATAGAATGTTTGATTCTTCTACGGGTGAATTAAATAAGAATAGTCTAGGATATTCCCAATTAATTACAACACTTACCGCCGTTGGTCGCAAGGTTTCTGAGCAGAAATTTTATGAAATAGAATTCGCCGAGTATCTTCCCGTTGTAGTCGGAAATGGTGCTTATCAACGTGCAATTATTAACTGGCGTACATATGTAAAAGGCGAAGGATTTAAAACTGGTGTTATCGGTAATGCAACAAACCAAGCAGCGACACCATTAGTTGATGCTGCCTATGATCAGATCAGCCAAACGATCTATAATTGGGCCAAGGGTATGGTATATAATATTTTCGAGTTGGAAGAGGCGATGCGTGCGAATACCCTCTTTTCGCTGATTGAAGCCCGTGAAAAAGCAAGGCGCAAGGAATGGGATTTGGGATTGCAAGAAGTAGCTTTCCTTGGTTATGGCTCTGACAAAGGGCTTTTAAATCAAAGCAGCGTGACCGTTGATTCTTCTACGATTACCAAAAAAATATCAACTATGAGTGCCGCAGAATTTAATACGTTTGTCGGTTCTGTTTATGAAGCTTATCGATCCAATTGCGCCAGAACGTGCAAACCTACGACTTTTATCGTACCCGAAAGTGAGTTTAATGGGCTTATTAATTTCCCCGATAGTACGTACCCTTTAAAGACCAAACTCGAATTGCTCGAACAGGCTTTCAAGACAATTACAGCAAATCAAAACTTCAAAATTTTGCCTTGCGCCTATTGCGACAAAGCAAATTTCGACACAACCAACAATCGTTATGTATTGCTCAACTACGATGAATCCTCTGTCAAGATGGATTTACCCATTGATTACACGATGACCGCAGCAGGAACATTTAATGGTTTCTCATGGGAAAACGTTGGATTTGGTTCCTTCACTGGCGTTGTCGCTCAACGTGAAAAAGAAATGTTATATTTTGGTAATACTGCTGCCTGATAGGGTGTAATCGATGGCTAAGAAAAAAATAGAGAAAACTGACAGAGATACTGTAACAGTTTTCTCAAAGCGATTAGGTGATGTAATTTGTCCAGATGGGACAAAAATATGTTTTGATAATTCGGTTGAAGTAACTGAAGGAACATGGGAATGGTTAGATAAATCATTCCCTAAAGAGATCATTAAAATTAATTAATAGGATGTAGAATGATCAGTGTATCAGACATTGACGTTGATGATTTTAAGGATTTCTTTGTCCGTGATTTTGATTATGCAATCCAATCCGGTGAAACCGAATCTATTTACTCTTGTCAAAAAGATTATGTAATGGATTCGGATATCACCAAAGCTTTTATAGAAGCTAGTTCTAATTTTAATGCTGGTCTTTTTAGTACGGATGATAAATTAAAAATTGCCTATTTATATTTGACCGCACATTATTTAGTCAATGATCTAATGGCAGCAAAAGACCAATCAGGCTCTAGTAGTCAATTCCCTGTATCCAGTAGGAGCATAGGTGCGGTTTCTGAATCATATTCAATCCCAGATTGGATTTTGAAAGATCCTATTTTGTCCTATTACTCAACAACAAGATACGGGATGAAATATATCTCGATTGTCAAACCCTTATTAATCGGTAATGTCCAGGTTTATAGAGGATATACAACCCCTTGGTGATGTAATGGCTAAGAAATTAATTGCCAATTATAAATTTGATAAGGATACTTTCAATTCTCTGAAAGGTTTTGTATCTACAAACAAAAAAGTAAATATTGGCGTTTTAAATAGCTCTGAGCAAAGGAAACAAGAGGAAGGTGAGAAAAAGCAAATTGATGCCGCTTATCTTGCTTCAATCCATGAATTCGGAGCAAAATTAAAAAATGGCGGCATAATTCCAGAGAGATCATTCCTTAGAAAAACTATGTCAAATTATAAAGACATTCTTAATCTTTATATTATGACAAACAAATATGAGATTATTAATACAATATCAAAGCAGGGTGAGGATACGTTCTGGAATCGATTAGGTGCTTTAGTAGTCTCTTATGTTCATGAGACATTCGAGAAAGAAGGGCCAGGATGGGCAAAGCTATCAGATCGGACAATAAAAGCCAGATCGAAAAGAGGGAAAAGGGCAAGAGGAAATGAAACGGCTGAAACATATCAAATTCTACAGGAAACAAGCCAAATGAAAATGTCAATAACTCATGAGGTTGTGGGATGAAGAAACTAGGATATTTTCCAAATCTCAATTCGGCAATCATGGCTTGGGCAAAGCCTACAAGAGTTTTCATAAATGCAAAACGGTTGAAAGATTTTAAAGTAATAGAATCATATTTTGAAAAAACAGTTTCTATTTTTAGGGTTCCAACTGGCCAGCCATTAGAAATGAAACAAGAGGGACAACGTTCGTGGAATACTGAAACGATTTATTCAGATAATTCGTTGGATCTTAAAGTTGATGATATAATCATTTTTGAATGTGCTGAATCTCAGAAATTTCGAGTAATGAATAAAACAGATTGGTCACAATATGGTTTCAACGAATATCACATAACGAGTGATTATCTATAGGCACGATATGACATTAACACAACAAATAATTTGCGATATTATAAAATATGGGATGTCTTTAAAAGAGGATCAAATATGGATACAAAATCAAAGGCGACATATTCCAGAGGATAAGCGGTTATATATAGTTGTGGGTATGCTTGCATCAAAATCTTATGGAAACAATATTGAATATGATTATTCTGGAATTACTGGCGTGTCAGGGACAACGGGTACTACTGGAATCGCATATGATATAATGACACAATATGTAAGAGAGACTATCGTTATAGATGTTTTTTCTTACACGACAGAAGCTTTAGAGAGATATGGTGAGGTGTTTGGCGTTTTAAATTCAACATATTCAGAAGAAATGCAAACAACTCACGCGATCCGTATTGGGAAAACACCAATTAGTATTAATGATGTTTCTCATGTTGAAGGAGCCACGTTATTAAATAGAATGTCTTTAACTTTACAGGTATTGAGAAAATATAGTAATGTGATAGGTACAAATTATTATGATTTAAGTACACAATATGTAAGTGTAACTGGTCAATAAGGAATACAATATGTCAATGATAAGTATCTCTAATGTTGTCAATATCAGCGTTTTAGCGCCTGCTACTGGTATCGCAAATTATGCTATTAATAATTTAGTTTGTTTTACAAAAGAAACACCTTCGGTTTCTCTTGGTAGTGCATTATATGCTGTTTATGCTACGGCTTATGAGGTAGGCGTTCAGTGGGGAACAGGGAGCCAAGTTTATGAAGCGGCTCTATCAGTATTTGCACAATCTCCCAACATAATATCTGGCGGCGGTCTTTTTATTGTTGTCCCAATGTTGACCGATGAAGTTTTGGAACAAGCAATATCAAGAGCCGAAGGAATGTTTTATTTTGGTGGTTGCGCTCCTGTTTTCGCTTTGGGTGTATCTGGACCAACTGGATATACTGGTGGTACTGGTCTTAATAAAGAAGCTTTGAGGGCGGCTGCTGTAGCTCAAGCAGATCGCAAGCTTCTATTCTTGCCAGATACACAGGCGCCTAGTGGTAGTACAGGATTAGGCAATTCAATAAAGTCCGCTTCTCTGTCCTATGCAAGGGTGATGTATCATACCGATGCTTCTCTCACTGGAAACCTTGGTAAGATGGTTTGGTCATATGCTTCAAGGGGTATGAGTACAAATTTTGCAGGATCTAACACAACCTCATCCATGCACCTCAAGGCTCTCAGCGGTGTAACGGTTGATAGTGATTTAACACAAACAGATTTAACTAATGCCGCCACTACAGGCGTAGTAACATATCCAAATATTGCTGGTCAACCTTGTACATTCGACCAGGGCGCAAACGAATTTTTTGACGATATTTATAATTTAACTTGGCTTATAGGTGCTTTGGAGGTAGCTGGTTTTAATTATCTTAGAACAACAGCGACTAAGATCCCTCAGACCGAAGCAGGTATGGGCGGTCTTAAATCCGCTTATCAAAAAGTTTGCTATCAAGCGGTTAATAACGGTTTTGTTGCTCCTGGTGAATGGACAGGTAGCGATACATTTGGAGATCCTTCAGATTTTAGAAGAAATATTGCTCAACTTGGATATTACATTTATAGCTCTCCAATTTCTTCTCAATCAACGGCTGATAGAGCGCAAAGGAAAGCTCCATTAGTTCAGATTGCTGTTAAATATGCTGGTGCAATAAATTCTACGTCCGTGATAATTAATGTTAATAAATAAGGTGATAATATGGCTACAGCAACAATGTCTTTATTTGGCTCGGATACTATAACAGTTGGTGGAAAACTACTTAAAAACTTTTGCTCTGGTGAAGTTGGAAAAGTAACATATCAAAATGATATCGGTACGGTAAAAACCGGAAAAGATGGTAGTGCTATTTTTATAAAAAATGAAACAGGCTATCAGGCTACTCTAGAGGTGCATGTCATTCGTGGTAGTGAGGATGATATCTCTTTGGATACTTTTAGAACAAATTATATTGCTGATCCATCGAAATACGTTTTATTAAATGCTGAAATAGCTAAGCCATTCGGTAGTGGCACAGGTCCTACGCCAGGGACTACTGGCGGAACAGGTATTAAAACTGATAAACTTACTCTTAACAATGGTATCCCAACTAAAAATGTTGATATGGTTGTTAATCTAGATGGCGATTCAGAACAAGCAATAAGCGTTTATACATATGTATTCGCTTCAACTACAAGGTCAATTTCATAATGAATAGAATTGAATTACCATCTGGCTCCATTTTAGAGGTACAACTTTTATCATTTGAAGAAGCATGGAATATATTCCAATTGTTTTCAAAAACGATTGAAGAAATGAGAATGGATATAAACGATTTCTCATTTTTTAAAGAAGAAGATGATAAAAGAAATTTTACATTTGTTGATTTTTTAAAATTGAAAGGCCCAATTTGCTCGATTTTAAAAAATAAGGATTTAGCAGATGCGGGGATGAAATGTTTTGAAAGATGTATTTATAATGGTTTAAAGATTGACCGCAGAACCTTTGACAGTAAAGAGGCACGCGGTGATTTCTTGCCAGCATTATTTTATGCGTTAAAGGAAAACATCTCCCCTTTTTTCGGAAATCTGATTTCATATTTTGCGAAGAAATAAAATCTTTTGACAAAAGCAATCGACCAAAAATAAAAATAAATATGGAACGTAATAGATTTATTATAATGGAGCTATCAGCCGCTGGCTTTGGCTCCCCTGGTATCCTTATGAGTGAGAGAGTAGATTTGATTTGTAATGCTTATGATTATTTGATGTTCAAAAATAAGTATGAGACACAATGCTATTTGAAGGAAAAAAATAAATGAATCTAGGACAATTATTTTTTAGTCTAGGCTTTAAAACATCTGGAACAGAAGCAGCAAAAGCATTTGAGAACGTGATAAAAACATCAAAATCGTCAATGGATCACATGGCAGGATCTCTTGAATATCTTACTTTCCTGGCTGAAGAATTCGCAATTAAGATGGGTGTTGTCACAAAAGCGCAAGCAGTAGCAGAACAGAAAAATATTGAAGAATATTTGGCACTAGATAAAATGTCGGACAAATCTAAAGACGCCTCTGAAAAAACAAAAGGCTTTGGTAATGCTGTAAGCAATTTTTCAGAGAAATTATCGGACGCCTCTGGAAAAATATTCATTTTTGCTGGTGCGGTTTCTGGCGCTGCAATATTTAGTTTGTACCGGATGACAAAATCAGTTTTTGAGACTGTTTTATCATTCGATAAACTCCACGCTACAACTGGCCTATCTATAGCTCAATTGCAGCAATTCGAGACAATAGCATTACAGGCGGGTATCGGTGTAAATGATATAGCTGGCGCTGTAGCCAATCTACAGGCTCAATCTGTCAATATAAGATTAGGCCGTGGTGGACCTATTGGAACATATGCTTATCTGGGTTTGAATCCTCATGAAGATCCAATCAAATTAATGGACCAATTAGGGAAAAAATTAAGAGAATTGCCGACAGCATTAGGTACTGTCATGGCAAAAGATTTGGGTTTCTCTGATGATCTAATTTATTTGATGAAGGAAAAAAATAATTTATTAACACCGGATAAAATGGCAATCAGTGAATCGGATGTTAAACATCTAAGGGACTACAATTTTTATCTTCAAAGGCTATTACTTGACGGTAAACGATTATTCAGAAATTTCCTCTTAGATAATCAGCCAATGATAGATATGTTAATGAGATTTGGGAAAGACATTATTAAAGTTTTTGGTGATGCTCTAATAGCGGTAAAGCCATTTTTTGAATTCATAAGCAAACACTCTACGGCTTTAAAAGTAGCATTGATTGGGATTATGGCTATTCTCAATCCTAGAACGACCATATTTGCAGCGATATTGGCTATATTTGAGGATATTTATAAGTTTGCACAAGGTCACCCATCTCTGTTAGGTGACCTTGTGGATTGGTGGGATTCGATAGGTGATAAGATCCAATACGCAATTGACAAATTATCTCAATTTTTAGAAATGTTGGGTATGTCTCCTGAAGGAGCAAAAGAGACAAAAGAAAATTTAAGTGGTTGGCGAAAAGAATACAGAAAAACAACATTAAGAGGTGCGGTTGAGGATGAAGTTAATAAAGTAACTCCTGAAAACGCTATGGAGATAGCTAAGAAGAATTATGGAAAAGGCAATAAAAAAATAAATGAATTGAATAATAAAATAAAAGAATTTAAAGAAGAAACAAATATATTTGGTAAAAAAATATTTGATAAATCTTCTCCTGCTCCTGCTCCTGCTCCTGCTCCTGCTCCTGCTCCATATAAGGGTTCTAATGTTGAGCCTATTAAGGAAACTCCATATCAGAAATTTGATTTAAAATCATTGATTCCGATGATATCTGAAATAAAAGCTAATCAATATAATGACAATGATAATGTAATAGAAAAAACAAATGAAAATCCGTATCGTGGTCCATTAAATCCTCAATCAATCTCTCAAATATATAAAAACCAAAATACTTCAAAAGTTAATAATAATGATATAAATGTAACTATAACCGTTGACGGTTCAAAAAAACCATTAGAAACTGGTCAAGAAATAAAGAGAATATTGTCCGATACATTTTGGAATATTCCAATAGGAGAAAGTTGATATGTCTTCATTAAGTACACTTACGTCTGCGGGAGCGGCTGGGAATTTGGTTTCAATAGGGACATCAACCCTATCATTGCTGCCAATGGGTAAGGCGTTGATAGGAGATCCATCACCTAAGCCGGGTATTGATGGATTTCTTTTTGATATGAGGATGTCAGAGAGAGCCGATTTTTCAGCGGATATCACCGATCATTATTGCGAATCGAATTATGCTATAGAGGATCATATTGCGATAAATCCTGTCCGATTAACTTTGACGGGAAAGATAGCTGAATTAGTTTATAAACCATCAGATAAATATTCTTCAGCATTCACAAGGGCGCTTATATCTCGATTAACCGCTCTTGGCATTCTAAAGCCTGCACAATCATCAGCGGCAATGGACGCTATGGCTGCTTATGATGTAGCATATAATTCATATTTTGCATTAATGAAATCTTATGAAGATCTAAAAGGTTTTTTTTCTGATGAACCTGCAAAAAATAATCAACAAAAACAATTTAAGGTAATAGAAGGTTATTTTAATCAGAGATCACTACTGACTGTTGAAACCCCTTGGCGCCATTTTAAGAACATGGCTATTGAATCCTGGTCCGCTGAACAAAATGAAGAATCGGTATATGAATCAATTTTTACGATAAATTTTAAAGAAATGAATTTTATTGAAACCGAAACTATGACAGGATTTGGAGTTATTTCTAGAATAACTGGACAGAAATCGGATTCAAAAAATAAAGGGACACAACAAGGGTCAGAAGCAAGTGTTGCTAAAAAAACATTTAATCCATAGCCAGGAAATAAATAAAATGTTCACTATTAATTCTCTCGGAAATGATTATAAACAAAAATTTAAATATCCTATTCAGGGCTCTCCAACGGTGTCAATATCGCTTGAATTTAGAGAGAATCAATCGTCATGGTTTTTATCTCTGATATGGGGTTCATTTTCTATCAATAATGATAGAATAGCTGTATCTAATAATTTATTAGATCAATTTAAAAATATATTGCCATTTGGCATAGCTGTTTATGGTCCTGGTGATATCGATCCTTTTGCATTAGAGGCATGGACTAAAGGATGGACATTTAACATGTTAACGGCATCAGAGATATAAAGTATGGATGGTAAAAAGTTTAATAGACGATATATTCTAAGAGTAATGACAGATGAAAACGGTCTTTTAGAATCAAAATGGGTTGAAATCAAATGGCCATTCACTTGTGAATTTACCATAACTAGAAATTGTAATGCTTCGGACAATACCGCGCATTTTGTTATATATAACCTTAATAAAGAGACAAGAAACAGGATATATAAAGATGCCTGGGATCAGGACACAATTAGAGGTATAGAATTCTACGCTGGTTATGCTGATATGAACGGTGGAATGATTCCTAGATGCTTCAAGGGCACTCTTAAATCAGCATTCTCGTATCGTTCTGGTTCAGACATTAGGACAGAGATAGAAGCTTTTGACGGTTCATCCAGCCTATCAGAAAATCAAATATCAATGACAATACAAAAAGGAATTCCCCTAGCTGTAGCCATGTTCACATATGCAAAGGGATTAGAAAACATTGAATCTGTTACAATAGGTAAAAAATTCAATTCAGTCAATTCTAGAACAACCTCATTCATTGGGCCGCCTCTTGATATTTTTAATGATGCTACAGAAAACAAAACTTACATCGATGATCAATCAATATATATGTTAGATAAAAATGAGGTGTTCATAGGTGATTTATCCGTATTAAATGAAGACAATGGAATATTAGGAACACCGAAATATTTTGAAAACAGAGTAGAAGTTGAAATGCTTTTTGAGCCAAGGTTAAAGCCTTCTCAAATGTTAGAATTAGATTCCAATATTGAAAATAGATTCAATGGAAACTATAAATTGTCTGGTTTCACTCACAAAGGGATAATCAGCGGTGCGGTTTCTGGCGATTGTGTTACTAATGTTATAATGTTGAGAATTAATGACGAATTAGAAATAGTTGTTGATTTAAATACGGCTGAATATCTGGCAATACCGTTTGAGGATCGAACATGACTAAAGTAACTGGACCTATTTTTGATCCAACATTATATGATATTTTGTTGCAGTTTAAAAAGAATATCATGACATCAATCAATTGCATTCAGATTGCTACGATTGAATCTTATAATTCATTGACTAATACTGCATCAGTTTCGATAAATTTCAAAAGGAAATTAAAAAACGGTGATATTATTGAATATCCTATTTTAGAAGATTGTCCTGTTTTTGTCTTAACTGGCGGCTCTGCATCAATCACTATGCCAATAGAAAAAGGCGATACTTGTCTCATATTGTTTGTTGATCGGAATATAAATGATTGGTTTTCTACTGGCGAAGTGATGGAGCCGCCTAATAATCGCTGTCATGATATCTCTGATGGAATAGTGATAGTTGGAATCAAATCATTGTTAGATGTAAGCTTACCTTCGAATACTGGGCTTTGCATAAACGGTGGTTCCAAAAAAATATCTATTATAAATGATGTAGATAGTATTAAAGACCAATTAGATTCTTTTATTGATAGTGTAACAGACATTATTAGTTCAATGAGTGATACAATTAGTCAAATGAGCGCAACATTAGAACAGATAGGAGCTACAGTTGACCTATTTACATCTCTTGCAATTGTTGCTCCACCAGGAACGGCAGGGGGTCCATGTACGATCACCGCTCCTTTGCCTACTGATATGGCTGCAATCAAAACCGAATTAACTGGCATCGATGGAGAGCTAACTGGGATTGATGGAGATTTGACAGGATATTCAAGCGATTTATCGTCTGTAAAATTGGCTATTGGGACAGTTTTAGAATAAAGGATATAAAATGATATTCAGGTCACTCGATTCAAATCTAGACTGGAATTTTGGCGCTGGCAAATCTAGTTATGCTCTTTATAATGACGCTATTGTTTTAAATATTGAAACAAAGCTTAGGACATTTTTATCTGAATGCTTTTTTAAAACGAATGCGGGATTGCCTTGGTTTGATTTGATAGTTAATAAAAATAAAGATATAGTGGTTTTATATATAAAATCAGCAATCATTGAAATATATGGAGTAATAAGCATAAAAGAGTTAGAATATTCAATCACAACGGCTAGGAAAGTGACTATAAAATATACTATTGATACATTATATGTGAAAAACTTTATTGGGACGGTTATCATATGACATCCAATTATGTAGATGCTACAGGATTAGTAATCCAAACGTTATCTCAAATTGTAACCGAATTAGAAACTGGTTTTAAATCAATTTATGGTAATGAGATAAATCTAGACGAAAATAGTCCAGACGGGCAAATGATTAATTTATTTGCACAAGCAAAAATAGATATGCTCGAATGTATTTCTAGTGTCTATAATTCGTTCTCACCGTCAAATTGCTCTGGCATTGTCTTAGATCATCGGTGTGCTTTAAACGGAATTTATCGACGGGCTGGCGTTAAAACAACTCTCTATATGACAATCGTTACAGATAGAATAGTCAACCTTGTTGGCTTATCCGCAGGCGCGGGAACGCCTTTTACTGTCAGTGATCCATCGGGAAATCAATTTTATTTAAAAACAGATAAAACTACAATTAACGGCTCGAATACTGGCCTTGAGTTTGAAGCTTCTAAAATTGGCGACATCTCAATATCTCCTGGGACCATAGTGACGATAGCAACACCAACTCTAGGTGTTCTCAGCGTTACAAACCCAGGCGGTGCTTTAATACAAGGAGCATCTGAAGAAACTGATGCCTCTTTAAGATATAGACGATCAATATCTGTTTCAAATCCATCTACGGGCTATTTAGAGGGTTTGCAAGGATCTCTTTTAGCTCTAGACAATGTTACAAACGTAAAAATATACGAGAACGTAGGACCATTAACTGATGTAAATGGAATCCCTGGTCATTCCATTTGGCCAATTATTGATGGAGGGGATGAAACAGAGATAGCTGAATTGATCTATTTAAAAAGGAATGCAGGTTGTGGAATATGGGGAGGAACAGGGCCGACAGGATCAACGGGTACACAACATATTGTTGGTGTTACTCAAGTGAACGGTTTAATTTTTGATGTTAAATTTGCAGAGCCTACTTATGAAGATTTGCATATATCCATGACAGTATCTAGTTATGATTCGAAACACTCGATAGATAATTCGTTCTTAAAAGAAACTATTTATGAGCAAATCTCCTATGGGATAAATGAAATTGCGGATTTTACAAAAATTATATCTGTAGTCAAGGCCGCCGATCCATTTGCAATCGTATCGTCTGGTGGTGTTGGCGTTACTGGTGGTACTGGCGCTTCTCATCCATATTTAGCACCATCCGCAATAAACAATAGGTGGATTATATCAACAACGAATATCACTATCTCATAATCAGGATTTATAATGGCTGCAATAGACGACACAATTAAATATTATGCTGATCTTTTATTGTATCAATATATTAATAGTCCAAAAGCAAGAAACACAATTTCATTGCTGGCATCTCAGGCTTTAGTTGATCTTTTACCCATAGAGATGAATTTAAAATTTGATATTGAAACGGCTATTGGTGATCAATTAGATATTCTAGGTGAGTATATCGGATTGAGTAGGGTTATTTCTGTAGATATAAATAGGATCTATCTTATATTTTTTGATCAAACTGATTTGCCAGTAACATATACAGGATTTACCGATTATTTAAATCCATCTTTAAATTATCAATACTCAATCTATAATGGATTACCGCCAGGAAAAACGTCCGCAAATTTAAGCGATGATGAATATAGGCGTCTTTTAAAAATAAAAATATTGTCTAATATAACTGATTCAACATTATATTCTATTGATAACGGTCTATATACTTTGTTTGGAAATAATGTATATATAAAAGACTATCAAAATATGACAATTATTTATTTTGCTGCAGAGGAAACATCTGCAAA